ATTAGCCATAACTTTTTTTTGTTTATTTCTGTAAAATTAATTAATTGTCGTACTGTTTGGACCACTAAAAACCTCTCCTACCGTATGCTCAACGATAGTGGTTATTTTTTTCTCAAGGATTTCTGTTAACTTATTGTCAACAATGTCTTTAGTGATGCTATTTATCTTTTCGTTAATGTCCATTTGCGTAGGAGTTTAGTGATGATAGTAATTAAAATCTAATTTGTACTATGTTTTTTGATTGCTCTTGTCTAAGTTCACTAGAGCTTTTTCTAATGAACTTAGCGTTTAGCATGTACTTTTCTTTTCCAAGAGTGTATGTTTCATATCCAGGAAGACATGCTACTTTGTTTTGAATTTCTATTGCAGATGTTCTTCTTTTTTTTGTTGTAAAATTGTTCATGGGATTTTGTATTTTTATTGTTATCTAAATGGGTTATAGTCAAACGTGATGAACCCTTTATTGTCTAGGTTATCTTCTTCGTTGTACTTGTAATTTTTTATTTCATTAATTATTTTGTGTACTAATTTAATTTCCTCTTTAACTGCTGCTTCTGATTGTTCCATCTTTTCAATTGTTGTTAAGATTACACTTTTGATAAAGTTTGCTTCGTTATCAGGACGTGTAATTCTTTCTACTTTTTCATTAAGATGTTTTACTTGCTTTTCAATTTCTTTAATCTTTTTCTCAAACCTTTCTAATGAGTTATTTAAAAATTCAATTGAAGCATCCATTGGATTATCTGTATCTTCGTTCAACATTGGGATTATCATGTTGCAGATAAAGTCTGAGAACTGCGTTAAAAACAAATCTTTAAAGTCTTTCTTACCTGTTAAGTCGTATTCTTTTCTACGCTCAGGTTTACCCAACACATCATATGCTGCTGCAATTTTCTTGAATATTTCTTCACTTCCTCCCTCAACATCTGGATGATGAATCTTTGTTAGGTTTTTGTAAGCTTTTTTGATCTCCTCTGGTGTTGCTTCCGTGCTAACACCAAGTGCTGCGTATAGTTCTGTATTATTCATGTTCTAGTTTTTTTTCTTGATTAATTCTATTAACCCATCTTTCAAGGCTGTCCATGTATTCTTTTACCAAGTCTCTAAATTTTTGTTCACCGTACATATCTACTATGAACATTTCTAATCCTTTTGGTGAATTTTCATACATCTGAGCAATACTTTCATGAAACTTGTCATCAAAAGTAAAATTCATACCAGGCGCGTATTCTTTAAGTAATTGTCCTATTTCCATGTTTTAAACATATAATGTAAAGGGGGATTGCTCCCCCGTTACTGATTAATAACCTCTAGTGCTAAGGTAAATCCTGTATGCACTGTTGTAATTAAAAGCAAAAAAGTCTTTACCATCTATGGTGTACTTATGCTTTTTCTTGGTATTTCTTTTTGATAAGTCTACTGTCGCTTTGGTTTTCATTTGTTAATGTTTTACGGTATTGAAGCCATCCAGTGAAGTTACTATGTGACTTTATGTCATTTACGTTTTGTGCAATGTGCTCGAAGGGTGAACAGTGACCTGATGATAGTAAGACATCATGCAACTTAACATCAGCCTCATAATCATCTTTTCCTTCAAAGTTGTTGTAAGAAATTCTTGCACATCTTGCTGTTGCAATCTTTATCTTTAGTTGAGTCTTTACGTTTTCAAACTGTTCAAAGTCTTGATTTACCCTATTCTCAGAAAAGTATCTCCAAAAAAGGTCGAATAGCCTATCTTCATCAAATGTATCACCAAAAGGAACGTGCCACTCACCTTCTTTTAAAGATTTAGGTGTTGATTGATTCATAGCCTCAAGTGCTTCTTCAGCTAATTTAGCTATATGTATTTCAGCTTGAGGGTGCGCTCTAAGGGCAAAGAAGTTTTCCCACTCAGTACCTGTTATGATTACAGTATGCCACATGTACGGCTCAAGCATTCTGTTACATAATTGCTTAGTAACTCCTGCTGTTGTTAGCATTGTTGCTTCTTTTACTGCAAGTTTTGCAGCTTCAATCCAACGTTCTGTAAGTCCTGGTATTCTTGATTCTTCAAAGTATTCAGTACCTTGCATTCCTTTGTGATCTTTTTGCCAAGCTATAGGAATAAATGGATCATTGAGTACCATCTCTCTCATTTTTTCAAATGGGATTGCTCTACTTGACGCTGAGTTCTTAGACAATGCTCTGTGAGTGTTCAACTCAGCAAGAACAATACGGGGCAATGTGAATATCATTGTCGTGATACGTTCATTGTTTTGGTTGATACTGTCTGCAATTACTACTGCACTAATTCTTTTTCTTTCCATTTAATTGTATTTTGGGTTTGTATTAAAAATTGTTAGGAGCCTTTGAAGTAATCTCCGGCTACCCATCGTGTTCCCTTGCAAGGTTTCAATCCTTGGTTTATCCTGATTAGACAAGGGAATTTTGCTTTTAATTATGTGCTGAGTGATATTAAGATTAGTAAATGTCTATCCCTAAGTCCGCACATTCTTGTATTACTGCTTCACGTTTGTCTTCTTTGGTCATCAAGTCTTTAAGCTTAGCGATTGCCGATTTAATCTTATCAGCTTTTACTGAGTGCGTAAGAATATCCGCTTGTCTTCTTGCATCGTTCAGTATTTCATTCATTGAGCATCCTGACACTCTGTACTCAGGTAGAATTGTGATTCCTAATAAGCTTTGTCCAATCTCTTTACTCTTGTATAGCCTTCCTTTTATGAAGTTTTCCATTACCAACTGATTGCGTTTAAATACTTCTTGTAGTTCTCCTCATTGAAGTAACAACTTTTTGTCTCTGGAATCTCAGCCTTTGTATTCCACCACTTCATTATAACTTTTAACGGTTGTTGAATGATAGCCTTTTTCTTTACTTCTATTACTTTTGTCATGGGATTTTGTGTTTAGTGATGATAGTAAGCACTCTTTGTACTTACTCTTTAATTTGTTTAGGTACAGTACCTATTCTTGTCCAATTATCTCTGATTATTGAGTATATTTCAAGTTCAAAGAAACGCGACCATCTGTCTATTGTTTCTGGGGCATACTTCTCAAATTTTTTCTTTGATTCATATATTTTCTTTTTTATTTGAATACCCTTGTGGTTTCTCATGACAATCTTTCTTGGACCATCGTTCATTTCTGATTCAATTGAGTCGTAGATTTTATCAAGGTTTTCTATTATCTCTGAGTAACTCCATTTGGAATCTTTGAAATCTTTGTAATCTCTAAAGATTTGTTTTGCTTCTTCTCTATTCATCTTGTTTCAATGTCTCCGTTTTTAGATTCACCTACGTGTTCATAGGTGCAATTATTTATGGTGTAATCTTTGTTACTTATTCGTGTTTTCTCTGTTGATTCCAACTTGAATCTTTTTGTTTCTAATTCTGTTGGCGTTAACACCTTTTCTTCTAACACGAACCATGAACCTCTTTGGTTTATAGGCTTGTAAGTTGTTTCGTTATTCTCTACTGAATAGGAGAATTTATAAACCTGTAAGTTTACTTTCTTGCATGACATACATAGCAGAAGCAATGATAATGTTATTAGTTTTTTCATGGGATTTGGATTTAATGAACGCAGTAGCCAGAATTAACTAACTACTGCTGATGGTTCTTTGTAATACATTATAGCTGGATAAACCGGAATAACCTCTGTTTTTTTTATTGATGCTGCTGTTGTTACTGCCATTTTATTTAGTGTTTCATTCTTGATTGAGGATTAACTCCGTCTTTGATTAAACTTATTATCTCTTTTTTTTCTCTGAACTCTCTGATTTGTAGTTCCAATTCTGTTTGTGAATACGCTATGTAGTTGTCATTATGGAAGTCATCATTGTATTTGATGTGATCTTCCAATAATGCAATGTATCCTAATGCTGTCTCTAGATCTGTTTCTGATGCTCGGTACATCTTACTTATACTTACTGCTGCTTTTCTGTAAGTATTGTCTTCAATTTCAAGTAACCCGTCCAGTTCTTCATCGTCACAATACGGCTTTCTGTAATCTTTATCACTTGAAATCTCTATTCTTGTACCAATTATTGCGGCAATTGCTAAGTACACTGTTTCTGCCGCTGCTTGTACACCAGTGAAGTTGTAGAAGTCAATGCAACGAAATGTAAATAAAGCATAAAACAAAAACTGTAAACTTAGTGCAAGAAATAGTGATAGTAAAACAGACCATAAGACTGTTAATGTTCTTCGTGTAGTTTCCATACGGTTTTAGTTTAAAAGTTAATACTTTGTTTTAATTTCTTGCAATGGGTATTTACCCTGTCTATAAGTAATTGGGATTCTTTTTGTTCTGGATTTGTGTAGTACATAAGCTTGTTTATGATGCTTAATGAATGTAGCAGTAGCATCTCGTCTTCACTAGATAGTTCTGATGACATTGGTATTTCTTTCTCTGTAAGAGCAGGTTGGACTGGTTTTAAAGATTCTCTCCTACAACTACTCCATACAAGTACAGAATGACTAAGGAAAGATAACAACATTACAACAATAAGAGAATTACTTATCTCAGATGAAACATTATCCTTAGTGATAACGTAACCTACCAATAACCCACTAGAACTCATTAGATACGTGCAAACATGTGTAAAACGGTCACTGATTACTCGCAATACAATAGGACTTTTCATTTTATAACTATATTTAGGAGTTAATCCCAATTTTAGGACTTTTTATGCATTCAAGATAAGGTGGTGTGGGTTTTTTACCCTCATTAAGCCTTATTTACCTGTTTTTTGGTTTCAATTTCGACGAAACGTGTTGTTTTGTCGACTAATTTTATATAAACCCCAATTTGAGCGCATAAATTCGCTAATTTCTTCGACGAATGGTTTTTAATGCGCTCATTTTAGGTTTTTTTGCAACTATTTATAAACCAGCGAGTTATGCGCTAATGCTTTTTGTGTGTGAAGATTAGGAAATGCGTATTGTGTGTGTAAAACGCTAATGTCAATCCTGTGTCATCTTTACTAGAATTTTATCATGTCTAGGTATTCGTACTGAATAAGGAACGATACATCTACTTTTACGGACACACCATCATCTTCCCACCTGTGTGTGATTGGTACGTTGTTTTGCATTGCTAAAGCTCTCATGTTGTAGAACTCTGAAGCAGTAAGTCTAACATTTTGTATTCTCATTTCTTTTATTTGTTGCTCTGACATCTTAATTTTTTTATGGGATTTGTAACTAATAATGAGTACGCTGTTATTGATGATAGTAACTATCGTCCGGGCATGGTCGGGAATGGGACAGTAATCTTTACGTGTGTACTTCCGGACACTGCAAACTATGGGACAGTGATTTCTGTGTATGTACTTCCGGACATGGTTTGCTATGGGAAGGGAAGGAGCCTAACGGCTGAAACCGCGAGGTTTCATTGAGTGATACACAATAACACCAACACAACAGAGATTGTCTCTGGAGTGTGGATGTGTTACCATGTGCTTGGGTTACAAGCTTATCCCTGTGCTTTCGCACTATGTAGTCTAGTTATTTCATAAGACAAATGCCTTAACCTACCGTGTTTTTATTTAATTAAAAAGTCCCGTAAACAATGTTAATCGTTCACGGGACTTAACCCAACTACGCGTACACAAGTGTACGTCAGCTAATGATACCGCTGACAAGTTGCTTAACAACCTAAGTTGCGCTGGGTTCATGTTTTATTTGTTATCTTAAATGATAACTTTCTTCCTCCATACGGAGGAAGAAATTAATCTCTTCAATAATTTTTTCTTCTTCACTCATACTACAAGTTTTAAATTAATACTTATGTTACTGCAACCAACCGGTTACAGCAACAATATGACCTTGGTCGTTTCTGATAGCCGTGCTATCAGTTTTGGGTGCAATCACGTCACCCCTACAGCCTGCTAAGGCTGTTAATACCATTCCAGATACTATATATATAGTACCGTCTATTTTTCCTGGCATGTCCACCTCTCCAAAGGTAGACGAGTACACTAATGCACCTGCAATTTCGTCCCTCGTAGGGACACACTCTTGGCTCACACGAGCCACCGTCCCACTTGCTGGGAAAATCGTGGTTTTATCTCCCACTTGTAGGGAGATAGAATGCGGTGTTAAATTAACAATGTTCATTTTTTCATGGGTTTAGTGATAGTAAAATTAAATAAAAACAACTGTAACCCTAATTTAATAGGTAAACTCAATTGTTCATCAGCTACTATTATTCGCTGATGTAGTTTTAGAACTAATACTCGGTGTGTAAATATACACTTAGCCTATGTTCTATGGCATACCTAGTGCTTCAGAACTAAATCAATAGTTTTGAAGCGTTAATTAAAAACTGTAAGGGAAGCGCACATAAGGTAGTGCACTTCTTTTACAGTATCAGGTATTACTAATAACCTAAGCTTTTAGCAATACCTGCAGCTATTTGAGCACGAACTTCAGCTTGAGTTGCTTCGTCCAATGCACCCAATGTTTCTCGCATCTTAGCCGACTTCTTCGCTAATGCAAATTCCAAAGCTAACGCATTCTCGCGTGCTTGTACCATTTCTGGTACTGCACTTTCCAAAATACGTCCGTTATAAACAACGGTGTAGCTTGCACGTCCTCCTGCGCTCGCAGGAAGTGTGATAGCTTCATTTACGATAGGGAAAATCTTTCCCTTCATTTCTGAATTAAACTTGACAATATCATTGTCAAATTGATTTTCTAAAATGCTTTCCAGCATAGAGTTACGCAAACTAACCATTGAGCTACCGAAAGCAAAATGGAATTTAATCACACCACGGCTAACCGCAGTCTTAATGAATTCAAGCATTGCGCATTCAATCGCAACAACTTCACCGTTAGCACGTGTTGTCTCTATTGTAGAGTACGTCACGTTTTCCTGGATTTCAACTGCATCCTCAATTGCATCTGAAGATGCAAATTGTTTTAATTCAATCTCTTGAATTAAAACGTCTAACTCTGTACGAGTTAGACGTTCGAACTTAGCTAACGGATTAGCTAACAAGTTAGAATTGTCGATTACGAAGGCTAAAGCTTCAGCCTTCAAGTTAAATGAATTAATCATTTTTTCTTGGGTATTAAAATAATGCGCACTTATATAGGTAGCACATAACACCTTGCAACAATCTAAGCGAAGCCAAAAATAGCGAAGCGGGCCGAAAGGCCTAAGAAAGTGCTTGCACTTGAAGATTAGAATAAACAACAAACAATCCGTAACGAAGCTTGCGGAGTAAATTAGAATAAACACTAAGCGTAAACCATAGCTTGCTTGCAAGCAGTACCATCAAAACATAAAACGTGAGTTGCTTGCAACGATAAGATAGAATAGACACTGTCAGTGCGTGACGAGAGTGCGTAGAGGAAGCGAAGCTTACTATCATCACTACACTGTCGCCCTGTAATTACAGGCTCGATGCTCGATGCTCGATGCTCGATGCTATGAACTGTGCTCGATGCTCGATGCTCGATGCTATGAACTGTGTTCGATGCTCGATGCTCGATGCTATGAGCTAGGGTACTAGGTGTAACCTGTGGTCGGGTGTGCATACTATACCTACACAGAGATAGTAATCTCTTATGTAACATATCACCCACACTCTACTGAGCATGGGTGGATGTGACTTATTCATCACCCTTCAATGCCAGAACAATGATGGCAAGGGATAAGGTTATAACGAACACTAGGAATAGCTCCATCTCTGGAGCCGTTCTTTGCATGAATACTATGCCTGAGCATAGTATGTTAAGTCCCATCATCAGGACTATAAGAATGGATACTAACTTCATACTCTTTAGTTTAAATAGTGCGACGTTCACTTGGCTATTGTGTCGCACTCATTACCCCCACAGCTCAAGGGTTAATACTAAAGGATGACCTACCAAGGTAGATCATCCTCATACTCACAATCATCTGCCATGTAAATGGCATTGATTTCATCTTCCGTTAGATGTTTAAGCTCTTCTTGTTGAAGAGCGAATGCTTCAGCAAGCAGACTCTCAGCTACTTGCATAGCGTAGTCCACATCATCCTCATACTCATCAGAGCATGAGGATGACTGGTAATCCATGAATGCAAACTCGTCAAAGTCTGCATCATCATTTTGTTCTAATTGACGCTCAGCAAGAGCGTCAATTAGTTCTTTCTCTGAAGTCATTGCCATGACTTCCATTATTTCAAATTTGTTCATAATACTTTTATTTAAGTTAATAATTGCTTGCAATTTAAGATTAGAATACACAACTCATCTCTCCAAAAGTCACTTTCTGGGACAGCCTCGACGAAGGAGAGGATGAACACCTCTCAAACAAACAACTTCCCCCAGCCAAGTTTTTGGCTGAATTAAGCTCTGGTTTCCAGCGAAGCTGATAGAAACCAAGGGGGGTACCCCAAAGCTGTCTTCGATGGGGGGATTAAATTATATATCATCCCTCACCCCTCCCCGTGCACTATTTTTTTGGTTTACCCAGGTGGGGGTTCTTTAAAAGTAGTGCTACCTTTCTGGGGGGGAGTAGTTGTAAATTTTGGGTAAATTTTGTGTAGAAATCTCTCTGTAATAATAGTAATATAGGGAGCTTTACGGAGGTGGTTGATTTAGAGGGAGTTGTGGCTTTTCGTTGCACCCAAAAAGGTGCAGAGAAAACGCTACAGCTCAATGAATTGGTTTTGGTTTGCACCCAAAAAGGTGCAAATAATTAAATTAATGCACCAAAAAAGGTGCTTTGTAAGGATAAATTGATTATCTTTGAGGCATGATAAAACCCATAGTAAAGAAAAGGAAGTTGACTGGTGAGATGGTAGATCTTACTACTGGGGAGGTATTACCATCTGGTAGCACTGTTAATGTTGTTGATGAGGATTTGGTTATTGTTCATAGTGATGAATACGTTGTGATTGATTCTAAGGCATTGAATTACATTTTGGTTAACTTTAGTCCTGTTGATTACGGGAGAATCTTGAAGATGGCCAATATGACTAATGGCAGTTATAACATTTTGTATATTGATCGCAAGGTACCTCATACTGATTTGTCTTTGATGGATGAGTTGAAGTACACAAGGAATAAGTATTCTGATTTCATGAAGCGTTTGTATAAGGGTGGTGTGATTTATTATGTTAGTGGTGTTAAGGATGGGATTGAGTTTAAGCACATAATGTTGAATCCTCATTTGGCTCGTAAGCGTAAGACTATAGCTAAGGATTGTTTGGTTTATTTTGATGAGTTATTGCTTCCATGAGATTACGGAATTATTTTATAGTTTTATTTTTTTTAGTAGGGGGGGTATTTTTTGGTTGCAAGTCGAGTGGGGGGATACATAATCAGATGTTGTATGACAATCACAGGAAGATGATTAAGCAGGATAAGTTGATGAGAAAAAGCATGGTTCGTTTCAGGAAGAGGAGTTTTCCTAAAGTATTAAAAATTAAGGTTGGCAAAAAAATTAAAAGGATTATATGATGGAAGATGATTTTGAGTATGAGTATGAGAGTACTCCTGAAATTAGGGTAGAGAATGAGTTGGCTGCGGCTACTGGCTGTATTCGTTTGTTTTTAGTTATTGTTTTAGTAATTTTATTTTGTGGATCATGGATGTTATTGAGGTAGTACGCGAGGGTATTCGGAGCAAGTTGTTTGCCCTGAGTTTCTGCATTGGGGTATCTAAGGATCAGCTTACTTTTGAGTATTTTAATTGGACTATTGAGAATGTTATTAGTAGGACTTTTACTGGGGAGGCTTTGTTTTGTCATTCTTTGAAGCCTTTAGGTTGGAATGATGCGAGTTCGTTTAGTAAGCAGAAGATGAATTATGGCAGAAGAAAAAGAAATTGATATGTGGTTATTAAACGGAAAAGAATTTAAGCAGGAGCATATTCCTGAAGGAGCTATCGGGTTTATCTATGAGATGAATGCTGTTATAGATGGGAAAGCGGTTAGGTACATTGGGAAGAAGAATTTTTATTCTGATGTTAAGACTTCTTTGGCAAAGAAGGATATACCTACGGATAAGAGGCTGAAGACTTACAAGCGAGTAAGGAAGTTCAATTACCAATCTTACTATTCTAGTAATGAAGTATTGAAAGCTGCACGTAAAAGCGGTGTTCCTATTGACAGGAAGATTCTTCAGATTTGTTTTAGTAAGTTGGAGTTGTCGTACTGTGAGGTAAAGTTGCAGTTTCTAAATGGGGTATTGGAGAATGATGATTTCTTAAATGGGAACATATTGGGTAAGTTTTATAAACAAGTAAAAAAATAGTTATGAAAAGAGAAAGTTGTTATGAAGATTATGTAGGTGAAACAGAAGTACGACAGATTCCTGCTTTTAAACAAGAAAGAAAAACAAATTTTGAAAGTTCAAATCCTAGTGCTGTACAGGAAAACCCGTTGTTGACAAGTATGAGTGAAACTTTTAGCTCGTGTTATAATACGGCAGTTAAAAAGAATCATGATTACGGTGGTAGCAATAACAATCCTTTTGCTAATTTCTTAACGAGTGAATCGATTACTGGAGTAGCTGCTGAGAGAGGTATTTTGGTAAGGTTGGGAGATAAGTTTAGTAGAATTTCTACATTGCTTGATAAGCCAGGAATGGTTGCTGATGAATCTGTTGATGACACGATTATGGATGCAATCAACTATCTCGCTATTCTTAAAGCATTGCGTGCTCATAGAAAAACAACTAAGTAATGGTAGATCAAAGAAAAATGATTGTGATAATCCAAGAAGATGATGTCGTTTTAAACTTGTATTACTCAGGAGAAAATAAAAAGGATATGCAGATAATGGGTGACGGAGGAGTTTATGTAACTATTCCGGAAAACATGCTAGTGAGTATTGCAATTCAGTTATTGAAAATGTCAGATAATAAATAAACAAATAAATGTAGTATTATGAGTGAGAAAAAATACCAAGGTAAAATGGTTGTCCTAGAGCGACCCGTAATTGTAGCTCCTGCTAAAGGACTTATTGAATTAGACAAAACAACAACTGATCAGTTAGAAGCAGAGCAAATTCACAAGTGGACTAAATTAAAAGTTCATGGTGTAGGTGCAGATGTTACTTTTGTAACGGCTGGAGATGAAGTTTATGTAACCCCAAAGCAATTGTCCTATGCAGATGTTGCGGAATTTGACGGTGGATTAAAATTATTAATTAAAGAATCCGACATTGTATTCAAATATTGATTACATTTGCACGTATCTTTAATCTTTCTAAAGAAAAAGTTTTCCAGAAATGGGAGGCTTTTTTTTTGCGTAAAAGAAAAAAATCCGTATATTATAGTAAACTCATTTACTATGAACGATAATAATTTTAAAATAAGAGTGTTGCAATTGTTAGCTGAAGGATTAGGTAATTCAAAGTTGTCAAGACTGCAAGCAACCCAAACATACACTAAGGAGTTTACGTATCACTCTGTTGGTACAGATAACATCACTCAAATTCTACATACGGGTCAAACAGAGCAAGGACGAGAACAAGTTATTGAAACTATTACTTATGTGGACCCTTCAATTAATGGTTCTAAAGTTATTAAAATTGTAATCTCGTAAGATATGAAATATGTTTTAAATCCAATTACCGGTAAAATGGATCTTGTTGGTTCACCAGGAGCTTCTCAAGATTTAAGCAACTACGTTTTAAATAGTAACTTCAATAACGTTGTTAATACTATTGATGGTAAAATTAGCAATATTGATAATACATCAGATGTAAACAAACCTGTATCTAACGCTACTGTGACTGCTATTGCTTTAGCAATTTCTAACTTAGTTTCTTCATCTCCTGCAACATTAGATACTTTAAATGAGTTAGCGACTGCGTTAGGAAATGATCCGAACTTTGCTACTACAATAGCTACCTCAATCGGCTTAAAAGCAAATATTACTTCTCCTACTTTATTAGGAGTTCCCTTATCACCCACTGCAATTCCAGGTACTGATACTACTCAAATAGCTACTACCGCATTTGTTGCTAGTGCAATATCAAGTTTACCTGCATCAACAAGCTCTAGGTTACTTGCATTTACTGAATTAAATGCTACTGCATTAGTTACACACACGGTAACAACCTCGGCAACGGCAACGGCTATTAACTTGAATAGTGATGGTACAGACCGATTTGCTAAGGTTGTTTTTGTTGCGCCTGCAAGCGGTCAAGTAAGTGTTAAAATCGATTTTGATGCGGTACTAACAAACGCATCAACTAATTTACGTATAGGCTTACATAACTCGTCCACAGCAACAACAACGCCAATAAACGGTTGGTTTAGAGTAAACGGAGATGATGACGGAGCAAGTAACGGGTACACGGCTGAATTTATTTTGACTGGTTTAACTCCTGCAGCTTCATACACTCGTTATTTTTTAGCAACTTCTAATTATGGCTCTACTTTAATTCGTGCATCTTCCTCGCAAACGGGTGTATTTGCTGTAAGTGATTTGCCCCAACCTTTGAGAATTAAGGTTGAAGATTTAGGAAGTATTACAATTTCAACAAATCCAAACAGTTAATTATGTATAAGAACGGAGACATACTACATTGCCAAGGGAAAAGCCTAATATCGAAAGGGATTCGAGTATTTACAAAATCTACAATTACTCATTCAGCTATTTATTTCGAGATTGATGGGGCGCCGTTTATAATGGATGCACAAAACGATGGTGTTAATTTACGACCGCTTAAAGAATGGTCCGAAAAGTATAATTATGACATTATCGCAACGCCTTGGAAGTGGGCGCACGACCCGTATAAAAAAGCATTGCAAAAAAGTGGTGTTACCGGTTATGATTTCAGACTGTTTTTGTTACGCTATCCATCAAAAATAATTAAATCTGTTTTCACCCGTAAAGATGTTAAGTTGAAGCGAGTAAAAAACGAAAATGAAAAACTGATTTGTTCTGAATTTATAGCATGGGTCATTGGATTGGAAAATCCTCAAAATTACACACCCAAAGATTTGTATATTTTTTGTACTTTTAAGCCATGAAGGAAACACAACTGATAGTTTTAATAGTAGGTTTAGTAATTGCACTTTTGCAATGGCTTTTAAAAGAAAAAATAAAAGCCTACGAAGAAAAGATAAACGCTTTAATAATTAGGTGCAATCAATACGATTTGACAATTTTAAAGTTTAATGACAAATATGCTATCATTCAGGAAAAAGTCAAAAACTTAGAGCAAAACACTAAAAGCGATCAGGAAAATATAGTTAAACTTTTTGATTTGCGCTTTGATCAAATACTGAAAGAGTACGCAGAAATAAAACAAGATTTAAAAGAAATAAAACAAGATTTAAAAAACAAATGAACTTAATTGATAAATTAAAAGCGAAAACGCCACGTTGTAATAAACGCAACGGACACATATTAGGTAGTATAGGGACTATTTGCGCCACTATATTAGCGACTGGCTTAGTTGTTAATCCAATTGCTATAATTATACTGTCAGTTGGTAGTGCCTTATTATTACCAGCTATTAACCAACACTCAAAAACATTAAGATGAAAACAGGAATTGAAGGAATTGCGTTAATTAAGAAATTTGAAGGGTGTAAGTTAAGTGCGTACAAATGTCCTGCAGGAGTGATGACAATTGGATACGGGAACACTTTCTATGAGAATGGTAAAAAAATACTTGCAACGGATCGTATAACACAAGCGAGAGCCGAGGAGTTGCTACTTTCTTTATTGCCTCGCTATGAAACAACGGTTAAGAATGCTATAAGAATTGAATTGACACAGAATCAATTTGATGCATTAGTATCGTTTTGCTGGAATTGTGGATCTTCAAAAACATTGTTTTCAAAGGTAAATTCAAAAGCAATTGACACAAACGTTTGGTGGGAAACTCATTACATTACAGGTGGTGGCAAAATTTTGAGAGGATTGATATTAAGACGAAAAGCAGAAAGCGTTTTATTTAGTAAAAAATAAAACACTTTAATTAAACTACACAAAGATGGCACGTAACGGGTTAGCAGGTAAGTCTACAGGAAAAAGTGAATCAGCAAAATACTTTGCTTCAAACCCTGCAGCAAAGAAAAAAAAGGATGCTTACAATAAAGCATACCATGCTACACCAGAAAGAAAAGCTTACCGGTCAGGTTTAAACAAAGCAAATAGAAAATCAGGAACCTACGGTAATGGAGACGGTAAGGATAAATCACATACCTCAAAAGGAAAATTGGTTAATGAAAAAGCATCTACCAACAGAGCCAGAAATGGTAAAGGAGGAACAAGAAAATTAAAATAATTATTTTTGTTATAATTCATTAAATTACAAAGCCTCCTTGACGGGAGGCTTTTTTGATTGCTAACTTTTTTTTGTTTAAGAACAATAATTGTTATATTTGTAAAAACAATTAGTCATGGTAAAAGAAAAAGCAAAAGAAAAAGAGGTTACCGTTGAGGAAATCAAGGAGTATAGACGTAAACAAATTTTGTTTTATGAAGACCAACTTCCGTTTATGAGATTAAAAACAGAGTTTGATGAGTTAAAAGCAAGACAAAAAAAAGCGGAATACGAAGAGTTAGATGCTCGTACTAAATACATACAATTGTACACGTCTTTAACTAAACAAGATGAAGAGAATGATAAACCCTTAACTGAAAAAAATGAGCAAGGGTAACTTAATTAAAAAAAACATAAAGCTTTCTCTTTATGACATAGTTAGGTTTCAGTTGAATAATTATTGTTTCATAAATAAGATTCGAGTGAGCCCCGCCCAACTTGATTGTTTAGCTTTATTAGGTATGTATGGAGAAATGAATATTTCTGATTTTTGTGAAGAAACAGTAAAAGAAAGTATTTTTAGCAATAGTCAAACAGCTCGAAACTTTATTACAAAATCAGTAAAAGGAAGTCTTGTAAAACGCAGCGGAAATGGAAATAAGATTATTTCTGTCAACCAGGATATGTCTATTTTTACAGAAGGAAACATTTTAATTGAACTAAAAGTATATCACGTTGACACCAACAAAAGCAAAGAGCTTAATACATAAAACCGCGGTTGATCTTAATCTTTCTCAAGAAATGGTCCAAGACGTTGTTGATTTTTATTGGGAAACGGTAATTAAAAAAATGGAGTCTTTAAAAAATCCTTCGCTTTTTTTGCATAGCTTGGGAACAATAAAAATAAGCAGAGTTAAATTAAGAAGAGACATTGCGGGATTAGAGAAAATACTTTCAGGCGGAGATCATGAAAGCTTTAAAAAAATTATTAAGTACAATTTAACGCACGACTTGTTAAATTTAAAAAAGGAATCTTTAGAAATTTGCAACGAATACTACAAGCCAATTTATGAAAAACGCAATAAAAATTTGGAAGGAAAAAGGCAAGATATTAGAGGGGATAAAGAACAACCTCTTTAAGACTGAACACGTTGAATTAATTGCTGAAGAAAGACTTGCTGTTTGTAAAAAATGCGATCTGTTTGATGAGAAAGGTACTTCGTGTGTAGTTCCTGGAACAGGTCCTTGCTGTGGAGATTGTGGGTGCACTTTGAAATTAAAAACAAGGTCTTTGTCATCAGAATGTCCAAACGGTTTCTGGTTGGCAGAATTGACCTTTGAAGAAGAATACATTCTTAATAAGAAACTACAAGATGGAGAAAAACTTAATTGATAGAACTTTACGGATATATACAGGAGTCCTTGGGATGAAAGAAATTAACAAGAGTTTCTCATTCATTCACTTAAAGGAGCAGCTAAAAGCTTTGACAGACACAGGTAGCATTACTAAAGAAGAGCACTCCAAGCTTTTAAAAATGATAAGTTCTGATGACAATGACGTAGTTTCATTAGCAACTAAAATAATAAATAACAAACTATAATTATGGCAATTAAATTTTACGCAGACACCCACAAATACATAAGTGCTGATCCTTCTGAAAAAATAGATTGGATAAGTGTTACTAGATTAATTCATTACTTCAAAGAAGAATTTGATGAAATGAAAATGTCCGTTAGTTGTTCAAAAGGAAAAAACCCAAAATACACAGGCAAGACTCCTGAAGCAATTAGAAAAATCTGGAAGGACGAAAACTTACGAGCAATTACTGTTGGTTCTTGGTATCACGATCAAAGAGAAAGAGATATAATTGGTTGCAGTACCATTACAAGAAAAGGGGTTGAACTAAGAGTGTTAGTTCCATTAATGGAAGGAACCGTTAAGTTAGCTCCAGATCAAAAATTAGTTGATGGTATTCATCCTGAGCACTTGGTTTACTTAAAATCTTCAGGTATTTGCGGACAAGCCGACAGGGTAGAAAAAATCGATAAGTTTATTGACTTGTATGACTACAAAACAAACAAGGAAATTAAACAAGAAGGGTTTAAAATGAACAATGGGAAAACAAAAAAAATGCTCCCTCCATTGTCTCATTTAGATGATTGCAACTTTAATGATTATGCTTTGCAATTAAGCATTTACATGTACATGATGTTAAAGCACAATCCTACACTTAGTCCTGGAGTAATGAGAATAGATCATGTTGAATTTGAGTTAACTGGACTAAACGAGTTTGGATACCCTATTGTTAAACTTGATGCAGATAGAAACCCCGTAGTAAAGAAAGTTACTGCATACAACATTCCGTATCTTAAATCGGAGGTTTTAACCTTGTTTAAATTTGTAAATAATAATCGAGAAAAAATACTAAACCATGGCCATTAAATTATTTGAAATTGTAAATCGCAATGTTATCCCTACGGAGCATGTTTACCAGCTTCCGTTCTTAAAAAACATTGTTGACGCGTATCCAGATGAGTATTTAAAAATACTTGCTTATTTGTTTTACATGTCTTGCCGAAGTCAAGAAAACCCTTTCTTTAATCGACCTCAAGATAACATTGAGGAAGAGATTATTGAAGATTTAGAAGCAACTTTTTGCACAGAAGATGATCTAATTGTAATTGCTTTAAAAAGAACTAAGGAGTTATACGAAACTCCTACTGTTAGAGCTTATGACGGAATCTCCAACATGCTTGAGAAACTGGCATTCTACATGGGGACGCAAGACATTACCGATGGAAGAGATGGTAACATTACCTCCATTGTTAATGCAGCAAAAAACTTTGACCACATTAGAAAATCGTTTAAAGGTGTAGCTAAAGATTTAGAAGAGGAGCAATCGTCAAGAGCAAGAGGTGGTACTAAATTAGGATACGATGATTAAAGATCCATTTGGAGAAATTTACACGGACATCCCCTGTTTTGATAATGGGGTATGGACGACTGTAGACTATGACACACGAGAAGATTTTAAAACAGACCTTGAAGATAACTACTTCAAGGAACCTGGTGAATACGATCTGGATGAAACAGTTAGGTTGTGGCAAGAACCGGGGTTGTTTTTTAGAAAAAACGGATACTATACAGAAGCAAATCACGGATCTCGTGATTTCATTAAGTATTGGGATGACCAAAAAAAGAAATCAAGAAAAGGATGTTTTTTTAAAGTAGGTAAAAAACAATGGTATCTTCCACGAGATTATTATTTCTGGATTAACTTTTTGCACATTAGTGATAAAGTAAAAAAGAGATCTGACTTTACTGATATTTGGGATACTCAGTTGCACATGGCACTCTATGAAATAATTGGAGAGTTAAATTACGAGCACGGAGTTATACTTAAAAAAAGACAGTTTGGTTCATCTTTGTATCACGCGGCAAAACTAATAAATCTTCTTTGGTTTGAGTATGGTCCTGTATTAAAAATTGGAGCTTCTTTGAGTGATTACATTACTGGTATAAATGGTACATGGAAAATACTAAATGATTACAAAGTATTTCTTAATGACCACACTGCTTGGTATAGACCCTTGAACCCAAGTGGTGTAGGAGAATGGCAACAAAAAATCGAATACGTTGATAAAGGCAGGAAGTCAGAAAAAGGAAGAAAAGGTACTTTAAAAGCTACATCTTTTGAGCAGTCTGACACAAGTGGTGTAGGTGGTTTATGTACCTTGTTTTTTTACGAGGAAGCAGGGATTGCGAAAACTATGAATAAGACTTACGAGTTTATGCGACCAGCAATGGAGTCTGGTGACATAACTACTGGTTACTTTGTTGGCGCAGGATCTGTAGGTGACTTGAAACATTGTGAACCGTTACGAGAATTTATGTATAAACCAAAAGCAAATGGTTTCTATGGTGTTCGTAACAAGTACATGGATGAAGATGGAACTGCTGGTATTTCTGGTTTATTTATTCCAGAACAATATTCAATGCCTCCTTACATTGATGCGTTTGGTAACTCTCTTGTAGACAAAGCTCTTGAAGCAATTAACAAAAAACGTATCCAGTGGAAGAAAGATCTTTCTCCAGAAATATATCAAATTAGATGTTCTCAGCATCCAACAAATTTAAAAGAAGCGTTTGCTGTAAGAGGAGAAAGCATTTTCCCAATAAATTTAGTTAAAGGAAACAAGCGCAGAATTGACGACGGAGATTATCCTTGGAACGGTTACAATTTAAGTTATACTGAAAATAACTTAATAATGGCATCTCCAACATTAAAAGCAGCAATTACAGAGTTTCCAATCAATAAAAAAGCGGAAGATAAAACAAGTGTTATACAAGTTTGGGAAGAACCCGATGAAGACAAGGTTTTTTGCGGAACTTATTTTGCATCAATTGACCCTGTTGGAGAAGGAAAGACAGTAACTTCAGAATCATTGTGTTCGATTTATGTTTACAAAAACTCAGTTCAAGTTCAGCGGGTTAAAGATAACGGGGAGGTAGAAACATTTGTGGAGGGTGATAAAATTGTAGCTGCTTGGTGTGGAAGGTTTGATGACATTAACAAAACACATGAGCGATTGCTTTTAATAATTGAGTGGTATCAAGCCTGGACAATTGTTGAGAATAACGTCCCCTTGTTTATTCAATACATGCAATTCAAACGAAAGCAAAAGTATTTAGTGCCTTCATCTCAGATGGTCTTTTCTAAAGAAGTTCAAGCATCTAAAACTCAATTCCAGACTTACGGTTGGAGAAACGTATCTACTATTTTCAAAACCATTATGCTTAGTTACTTAATTGAGTTCTTAAAAGAAGAATTAGATGTAGAAGAAACTCATGGAGGACAAGGTCAAATTGTTACTTACGGAATCACAAGGATTCCTGATATGATGGCAATGATTGAAATGGAACAGTACCAACCTGGAATAAATGTCGATAGGTTAATAAGTTTAGGTGCATTAATTACATTTGTGAAAATTCAAGAATCAAGCAGAGGTTTAAAGAAAAGAGTTGAGTATGAGAATGAGGATCATTTGGATAGTTCGGAAAAATTCGTTAAATTAAATAGATCGCCGTTTAAAACAATTGGTCAAAACGGCAATACTCGATTAGGAGTTAGAGAAAAAAGAAATCCTTATAAAAACATAAAGTAGATGGAGATTTTAAATGCAATGGATATTAAGAAAGGTAAAAAAACTAAACGTAACAAGTTTGGTGTTTTTACTCAACCTATCCAATTTCTTCCAATGGCAGAAAAAGATATTGAGTATGCCATGCACAACATGGATTGGATGGAGTGGCAGGCTATCAAGCAGATTACAGAAAAGTCCCGTAGGTTAATGAAGAATTATAAATTGGCAGTTGGCACAATTGATAAATCTGATTACATCCCTGATGTTGAAAATGAATACGGTGACATGATGGCTGCTCTTATTGACGAGGGCCATGAAGATTCAGCAATGGATTTAAAGTTTTATCCAATCATTCCTAATGTAATAAACACTCTTGTAACAGAGTTTGCAAAAAGAAACACTAAAGTTGATTACCGAGCAATTGATGAGTATTCTTACAATGAGATAATGGATAAAAAAATGGAAGCAATCTCTTCCGTTTTACTTGAAGATGCGCAACAAAAAATGGTTGCTGCAATGATTGAGCAAGGAATGGATCCAAATTCAGAAGAAGCTCAACAACAATTAAATCCAGAAGCATTACGAGGTTTACCTGCAATTGAAAGTTTTTACAATAAAACCTATCAAACTGTTGGTGAACAATGGGCCACTAAACAACATGCAATTGATGTTAATCGATTTAACATGGATGAATTGGAAGAAGAGGCTTTTAGGGATTCGTTAATAACTGACAGTGAATTTTGGCATTTTAGAATGTTAGAAAATGATTATGACATTAACTTACTAAACCCTGCTTTAACTTTTTACCATAAGTCTCCAAATGTTAAATACATATCTCAAGCCAACTGGGCTGGGTGGATTGAATTAATGACTATTGCTGATGTTATTGATGTTTTCGGATACTTGATGACTGAGGATCAATTAAATTCGTTAGAGTCAATGTATCCGTCAACTTCTGCGCGAAGCTTAATACCAGGAATGATAGATGGTTCTGATTACAATACGGATGAGTCTGTAGAAAGTAACAGAATGGTTGGTGTTGATATGAAAAGACACTTGAGCTTTCTTGACAATCAAATGGGAGATAGTGATATTGTAGGGTGGATAACAGGTCAAAGTCAGCATTCAGGATTATTAGAAAACTCAGGTATGGCTCGTGTAACAACTTCTTATTGGAAAACTCAAAAGAAAGTTGGTTACTTAACGAAGGTTGACATTAATGGAGAAATAATTACTGAGATAATTGATGAAACGTATGTTGTTTTAGACAAACCTGTTTACAATACAACATTTAAAGCATCTAAAGATGAAGAGAATTTAATATTTGGTGACCACATTGAATGGACTTGGATTAATGAAGTTTGGGGTGGTGTTAAAATTGGTAACAATCGTACTCTTTGGGATTCAATAGAAAAATCAGAACACAGTTCAATTTACTTAGGTATAGATAAATCTGAACCCGGAGCTTTGCGTTTTCAATTCAAAGGAGACAATTCTCTTTATGGTTCTAAGTTGCCAATAGAAGGACGAGTTTTTTCTGACAGAAATACGAAGTCCATGTCTTTAGTTGATTTAATGAAACCCGCACAAATTGGTTTCAACATGTGTAATAATCAAATAGCAGATATTCTTATAGATGAAATTGGAACAGTTGTCGTATTAGATCAAAACGCATTACCTAAGCATTCTATGGGAGAAGACTGGGGTAAAGGAAACTTAGACAAAGCCTACGTGGCAATGAAAGACTTTTCAATACTTCCATTAGATCCAAGTATTGCAAATACTGAAAGTGCAACTAACTTTCAGCATTATCAGGTTTTAAATATGGAGCAGAGTGGACGATTAATGTCCAGGATACAGTTAGCTAATTATTTTAAACAACAAGCGATGGAAGTTGTAGGAGTTAATCCACAACGAATGGGTCAACAGTTGGGACAGACAAATACGGCAACTGGTGTAGAACAAGCAGTAAGCGGTTCTTATGCTCAAACAGAAGTTTACTTTTCTCAGCACAGTGATCACTTAATGCCAAGAGTTCATAAAATGAGAACTGACCTTGCTCAGTATTATCACTCGACAAATCCATCATTAAGACTACAAGGCATGATTTCTCCAGAGGAGAGGACAAACTTTGAAATGAATGGTACGGATTTGTTATTAATTGATTTGAATGTTTTTTGTCAAACAAATGCAAACAACAGAGCGACTCTTGAGCAATTAAAACAATTGTTTATTCAGAACAATACAAGTGGTGCTTCTATTTATGATTTAGGAGGATTAATGCAAGCTGATTCATTAGGCACGCTGAATAGCGCGATGAAGAAAATTGAGAAAAAAGCAGCAGCTGCGAATAAAGAAAAAATGGACCATGAGAACCAAATGGCCGAAGCTGAAATTAAGGCAAGACAGGATGAACGGAAATTTGAAATGGATCACGAATCACGGGAAAAAGAAAAGGATCGTCGTAGTCGTTTATTGGAAGCTGAAATTAAATCTGCTGGATATGCAGCTCAGCAAGACATTAATCAAAATCAAGAATCTGATTATGAAGATGCCTTAAAAGGTGTGCGTGAATCTGAGCAGTATCAAGAAACGATGAATTTTAACAGAGAAAAAGAAGGTAACAAGTCTAACATGGCTCAACAAAAATTAGATTTAGAGAGAGAAAAAATCATGTCAGATCAAAGAAATAAACAAACAGAGTTTGCAATTGCTAGAGAAAACAAAAATAAATATGACGATAAAAAACCTAAGTAAGGTTGGGTTTTTGAAGTTTTAACCATATAGTTTCCGGTTTTATTTTTTGGAATCTAAAACAGTTAACTTAATATTGTTTAAACCCGCATTTTTTGCATAAATTATAATAAGTCAGTAATTAAACCAACACATTATGACAGAAGAAGAGAAAGCAGCAACAGCTGCAAAAATTGCTGCAGAAACTGCAGCACAATCCTCAACAACGGTTGAGGAGATAGATTTTGACAACTTAGATGAATTATTGGGAATATCTTCCTCATCTGTTATTGTTCCAGACAAAGGAGCAGAAGGTCATGAACCAACTAAAAAACCTCGTGTTTTTGATTCAGGCACAGTTGATGTTGATTTTCTAGATGATGACGAAGAGATCGATAATGAAGAAGAATTAAATAAGTTAAGTAAAGACGATTTAGAAAAAATTGCATCTAAGTTATTGGATGATGATCTTGAAAAATCTGACGAAGACGACGACGATGACGACGACAGTTCTTCTGTTAATAAAGGAGGCAGACCTTCCGCTTTAATAACTGCGGCAAAATCTCTTATCGAAAAAGGTATTTTGCAACCGTTTGCTGATGATAAACCTATTGAGCAATATACAGCTGAAGACTTTGAGGAGTTGATTCAAGCAAATATTGAAAACAAGGTTTCGGATACTGCACAAAATGCACCATTGGAATTGTTTAAACAATTACCAGATGATGTTCAAGCGGTTGTTCATTATGCACTTAATGGAGGTACTGATGTAAAACAAGTAATGAGTCAAGTTTTAAAAGCTCAAGAAACTTTTGATTTAGATGTTAAAAACCAAGAGGATCAAGAATTAATTGTTAGACAGTGGTTAAATACATTAGGTAACGACACATCCGAAGAGATTGAAGATGAAATTAACATCATCAAAGATCGTGGGGATATGGAGAAATACGCTACAAAGTATAAACCTAAATTAGATGCTAAGCAAGCTGAAATTGTTGAACAACGATTAAAAAAACAACAAGAAGCACAAAATAGAAAAACGGAACAAGCAGGTAAGTATCAACAAACCATTTACCAAACTTTAAATACGGATAACTTAAACGGAATCCCTTTAAACAATAAGGTTCAGACAATGTTGTATCACGGTCTTACGGATTCTACGAAGTATCAGAACGCTGATGGGAAACAAACAAATGCTTTAGGCTTTCTTTTAGAGCAACATCAATTTGGGGAGAAAGCAAACCCAAGCTTAGTAGCTGAAGCTTTATGGTTACTTGCAGATCCAGAAAACTACAGAGATTCTGTAAAAAAGATTGGAAGCAAAGAAGCGAATATTAAAACCGTAAGAATGCTAAAGACAGAGGAAGCAAGTAGAAATTCTTCATCTACTTTTGCAACAGAAAACAAACAAACTGCAAATAGACTACCTAAAAAACCTTTACAAAGAACAGGTAAATCTATTTTCTCAAGAAGTTAATAATTAAATACAAATAACAAACAACAAACATGGCAACACCAGTTTTAAATAATGGTATCTTTTTAAGAGATAACCATTACACAGCAAGCTCACATGTTGATTCATTTCACATGATGCAAATGATGAAAGATGCACAACCTGATGATTTAGGTCCTGTAGAATTATGGGCTCAAACCAAAAAGATTGAAATGCCTCTTTACAAGATGTCTTCTTTTAATGGGAAGAATGTAATTGAAGTAAATCACCCAAGAGGTGAGTACAAGTGGTCAACTCCTGTTTCTGAGGAATTACCTTACATTATGGAAGATTTAGATCCAAATAATCCAGGTAAAGGTGTTGACGGTACACCTTTCCGTATTAAAATGAACAAGCGTTGCTTTGGTCACGGTGATATAATCACTTACGATAAATACAACGGATTGGAGCTTTTCATCACAGATGAAGACATTTTGGATTTAGGAGATGGTACGATCTACACAGTGCAAATTGTTAATTCAAATTCTTACCAAGCATTTAACAATAAATTCTTGGAGAACCAAACTCCTTATTTCAGAGTTGGTTCTGCTAAAGGTGAGTACGGTGAAAGATATTCTGACATGACTACAACTCATACAACTCGTGAGTTTTACAACTATGTTGGAAATGCAGATGCACACGTTCATTACTCTATCTCATCAAGAGTTAAATTGATGGAAAAAGGTGGTATGGATGCAGATAGTCGTGTACCAGTTACTGAGCTTTGGAAAACAAATGACACAGAATTAGACCCATCAATTACTACTTTAGAAGGATTTGTTCAAGCAAAAGGAACATCTTATGTGAAGAAAGCAGTTGAAAATGGAGACATGGTTAAAACTTTTATCACTAAGTTAGAAGCAGCCCATCTTTCTAAAATTGCTTACGATATTGAAACTTACCTTATGTGGGGTAAAGGAGGTAGAATCAAGCAAGACGGTGCTGATGACTTGAGATTATCTGTTGGACTTTGGAAACAATTAGATTTGTCTTTCAAACATGTTTACAACAAAGCTGATTTCAGATTAGACATCTTCCGTTCTGAGTTATTCAACTTCTACAACGGTAAAGTTGACTTCCAAGGACCAGATTCTAAACGTCAGTTGATCGTTCAAACAGGTCTTGGAGGAATGAGAATCATCAATGAGGCTATCAAGAGAGAAGCTTTTTCTTCTGGTCTTGTTATGAATGCTAAGGAATTGGATGCAGTTACTGGTTCAGGAATGGATTTAGGATTTGGATTCTCTTTCACAGAGTACATGATTCCTTTCTTAGCAAACATCAAGTTTGTATTGAATCCTGCATTTGACAACTTACAAAACAATGATACGGAGAACCCAATCATTGATGGACATAGATTGTCTTCTTACTCATTTATCGTTTTCGATATTACTGAGAATGGTTCTGATAACATCAAGTTATTGAAATCAAAATGGAACAAAGATCTTCAATGGAGATATGTAAATGGAACAATGGATTACATGGGTAGATCTCAAGGGTTTGCTTCTTCTGGTAACTTCAACGGATACAAAATTTACATGACGCAAGCTATGCCTGCAATCAAAGTAGAAGATCCTACGAAAGTATTGAAAATCGTAATGAGAAATCCTATTACTGGTGGATCGTTATAATATTAACTAAAAAGGAGTCAGCTAGGTAACCCCCTAGTTGCTCCTTTTTTAATTTAAACTAAAATGGCATTACAAAAATATAAAACAAACAGTCCAAACGACTTGTTAGCTAAAGCACCTTACAATGAGTTTGTATTTGCAAGAATAGCTCATGTAAATGATTTAGTTGAAAAACTAAATACAAAAGCAACAGAGCTTCCTGCAGCAATAGGTGTCACTACTTTAATGACAGGGTTAACGGTAGATGATTTAAGAGTAGAAGCAGAAGTAAGGCTTGATGTTATTGAAGCTAAGATTGACGCATTAATTGCAGCATTAAAAGCATAAACTAAAACAGCTTCTTTATGAAGCTGTTTTTTATTACATTTGTCAGACAATAATAAACCAACATTATGAGTGAGCAAACATTTAAAGGAAAAATAAGCATTAAGCCTTACATTAATGCAGAAGATGAAAACATGGGATTAGAAAATTACAACTATGTTGTGTTTCCAAATACATTCCAGGTAGAATCATTAGCAGCAATTGAGCAGAACGGAAAGTCAAGATACCTTAATGGGTTGAATGAATTTGCACCTGAAATAAAAATGATTCAGGACAAAGATAAAAAAGCGGCTGTAATTAAAGACATCAGACAGACAGTTTCTGTTTTAGAGCAAGAAAGAAATTACAATCTTGTAAAAATAGATGACGAAGACTTCTGGAGTAAAATCGAAATGTTTAAACCTGACAACGGTGAAATCTGGGGTAAGGTAACGGTTCGATTAGGGAACGATGAAATATTCTTAGACCCTAAGAAAAAAATGGAAGATTTGATGTTGGTTAAAGCTATTGAAAATGGAGGCTTTTCATTAATTGCAAAATCTTTTGACGATGCAAGAGCTCAAAAAAAGAAATGGTATTTAGATAGACAGATTGATTCTGTTTCTGCTAAAATTACGGTTACTAAACTTCGTAATCAAGCATTGGCATTATTGCAAACTATTTATGAAGATGAGCCGCGAAGATTGTTTTACATTGCTAAAAACATTGACATAAACAGCATTCAGTACTCTAACTCAACGATGGTTGATCAGATCTATGAAAACTTAGATAAGTTTATAAACGGAGCTTCTTTTGACAAAGACGTTAGAAGATGTGCTAACTTGTTTATTGAATCAACTGAGCTTTCAAAAGAAGACATTAAAATAAAAGCAATTATCAAAGACTGTGTTTTTTACAAATACATTTTTGCAAAATCTGATTCGGTTCTTTATGAATCAACTCAAAACATAATGCTTGGAAGAAATGTTGCTGAAGTTTTGGAGTTCTTAAAAAATCCAGCAAATGACGACGTACTTGATTTGCTTATGGCAAAAACAGAAACGTTGTGGAAAGCGTAATTAACTAATAATTAAAAATGAACAATTTAGCAATTAAAATCAAAGTTAAGCAACGCTTGAATAAGCTTGCCAGTAATGATTATGATAACATTGAACCTTGGAAAATTTCCGAAGCGTTCAATAAAGGAATGTTAAGTTGGGTAAGAAGAAACCTTCATGGAACAAACATGTTAAAAGAAGGAGACGAAGGTTCAACAAAACGAATAGACGATCTGCAACTTCTTCTTACCGATTATAAAATACCAATGTTTTCGAAAGATGGGTATTATGAGTCAAACGCTTTACCAGAAAACTATATGTCCTGGAAAAGAGTAACTCCGAAAGCTATAAAAGGATGTTGTACGGAACCAAGGAAAATGAAAACATACTTGGTTCCTGAAGCAGACATCGATTTAATTAACGATGACGAACATAAAAGACCTAGCTTTGAATGGTCGGAAACCGTATGTACTTTAATTGGAAACAAACTAAGAGTACACACAAATAATTTATTTCACATCACAGATACAAATTTAGTGTATTACAGGTTTCCTGTTTTTATACAATTTTTAGGTTCCGTAGATCCATACACAGGACTGCCTTCTATGTCTGATGTAGAGTGTGAATTTAAAAATGATTTGGTAGAGGTTTTAATTGATGAATGCGTTAAAATCCTTGCGGGAGATATTGAAAGCATTACTCAACAAGAGATTGCAAGTGGAAGTGTAGAAACAAACAATTAATAAATAAGTTATGTTACAACCAAAAAAGAAAAAGTCAGTTAAAAAAGTATCATCTACGATGACTGTTAAAAAACAAATGACAGATGCAAAAACAGGTGAAAAGAGCAAACCGGTTACAGTTAAATTAGAAAAGTCTAGTTTAAACGAAGCCTTCAAAAACGGAGGATCTGTTAAGAAAAAAAGGTGTTAACATGGCTACACCAGCATGGACCAGAAAAAAAAACCAAATGGTGAACCTGCTCGATTAAAACTAGCATTAAAAGCTTGGGGATTTGGAAGCAAAGAAAGTGCTCGTTCTTTTGCAAGAACCCATAAGAAAAAATAGAGCATATTGTAAACAATGTTAAACTAAAAGTGATGGCAGCAAAAGGAAAATGGATTCCACCATGGATGAAAAAAGATGAAAAAAAAGATGTTAAAAAAGCACCCGCAAAGAAAAAGGCATCTGCAGCGAAAGCCCCTGCAAAGAAAAAAAAGTAACAATATCTGAATAATTGAAAAATTATGACTAAGTTATTGTAATGTTTATTTATTAAAACCAAAAAAAATGAGTTATTTTAATCACGCTTACAGAAAGTCATTTGTAGGAACAAAAGTTACCCAAGCGGGTTCAGGTACTGCTAAAGCAGTAAATGAAGGATTTTTAATTGAATCTGGAGTTCATTCCGGCGAATTATCAAATACAGCAGCTCCGTTTGCATTAGGAAAAGGAACCTTTGGTTTCTTCGATCCTAACACATACGTTTCAGTTGTAGCAGGTTCTCCTCAAGTTGCTGCAGGTAAACCTTTAGTGTTAGCTGCGGCTTCATTAATGTCTAACGACAAAATCGGTCCGTTTCACGGAGGATATGCTGAGTCAAACAAGTCAAAAATGATAAACCCAAAGTTTATCCATAAGTTTTTGAAAATGACTCCTGCTGATGCAGAACAAGCAATTATTCACGTTGGTAACACAAACTTGAACAAACCAACTGCGGTTATTACTACGGGTGGTATTGCTTTTACGGATGGTGTTTTTACTGATGTTGCTACTACTGGTGGTACAGGAACAGGACTTACAGTTAATGTAACTATTGCTGCTGGTATTGTAACAAGTGTTACAGTTAACAAAGTAGGTACAGGATATATTTCTACGGATGTAGTAACAATTACAGATGGTACTGCAACAACAGATGCTGATTTTACTTTAACAGTATTTGCTCGTTGTAATCTTGAGTTCTTGTGTAACGAATCTTACAACTTAGGATTAACTTTAGGAGGATCTCCAGTTTTAAGATTCTTGAATCACCGTTCTTACAGAACGTATGCTGCTTACACAGGTTGTTGCACAGGAGCAGCTCCAGCAAATGTTGACTCTACGTTAGTAATGATTAATTGGGCTAACCAAATAATCGAAGACAGATACACAAAGGACTTTGTAAGACCTGTTGTTTATACTGAAGAGGGGAACGCTTTATTTGCTACAGCTGCTGAAGCATTAGCTGCTGGATACACAGCACTTGATATTTGGACTACTTATGTATCTCCAGGACACGTTGCAGGAAAATTAGCAGGTATTCGTTTAGTTGGTGCTTATGTAAGTTCTGATGCAGACTTTACTCAGTGTTCTTTCCAAAAAACTGATTTCTTTGAGAAGGAAGTTGTTAAGATCATTGCTTCAATGACTGACTTATCAGGTAACCCTTGCTCAAGTGCATTGTGTATCTCTGTTGAGCATGAAGGATTCCAGGGTCAAGGTTTTGGAGACACTATCTTGAAAAACATCATCTTAGATGAAACGTATTTAACTAATCATTTCCATGATGACATTAGATTGCGTGAAATCAATCAAGGAGATCAAATTGGTGCTTCAATCAATAGATTCGCTAAGTACACAAGATATGTGATACAACACACGGTTCCTCGTTACAACAATGCAAGTGGTATTCATGATAACGATCAGTATGCGTTGAACATTTATGTTCCTGCGGTTACTGCTACTTCTTTTGAAGTATTCGTTGCTACGTGGTTGGCTGCGGCAAATACACCAGTTACACTTGATGTATTTGGACACACTGCTTCTACACCAATCAGTATCTAATAAAAATTAATTTCTTTAAGAAGAGGATGGAGAATTTCTCTATCCTCTTTTTTTTTACCTTTAAATTATGGCAACAAATAAATTAAGCTTAAATATTCCAGACATCATGACGGGATGTGTTATTCGTGTAGAAGACACAAGTGTTTATGAAGTTTTAATGCCTTACGTTTGTCCAACATTACAAGTTACCGTTCCTGGTTACAGTGATTGTGTTACTTTTACAAACATCACTACTCCAGCAGTAGCTAAGGGTTTTGTCTTTAATCTTACTGCTTGTAATTTAGAAACACAATTTTCAGAATGTGGTGTAGATTTTGATTCATTACCTGATGGTATTTATACTTTTAACTATTCAATGTCACCAAATGACAGATTGTTTGTAGAGTATGACCATTTAAGAGTAACGGCAATAAACAAAAAAATTAAACTTCAGCTTTGTGAACTACAGTTGTCTGCGTGTCAGCCTTCACCTACGGTAACAAGTAAGCTAAATCATCTTATGACTATTATGAGTTATGTAGAAGCGGCAAAAGCGAAGGTTGAGTTCTGCGATAACTCAAAAGAAGGTATGGTTTTGTACAACTATGCAAACAAATTAATTGATGAATTTAACTGCAAAATATTTTAATTATGTCATCACAAACTTGCCCAAATTGTGGGACTTGTACATGTACAGGATCCTATTTAGTAACTGCAAATAACGGAACAATTTGTTGTTCTAGGTGTGTAGTGATTTATAACCAAAATAATAAATAACAATGGACTTAGAAGTATACCTTGGTAATAAACTTAAATTTTTATACTATGGTCTTGAAGGTTATTCAAAAAATGTAATTTTTCCTCTTACTGAAGGTGAAGATACTAATGAGTATTACCAACTTACACAATGTTGTAACAATCTTCCTGTAGAAATGGATGGGTTGCCTGTAAGGTTTAAGTTTAGTGGTGCAATGAGTAATTCAATTCATCCAGATGATTTACTTGGAAAAGTAATTACAAAAATAACTGATGAAAGTCAAAATGAATTTACAGGTTGTTTTATATTGACAGATGTAACATGTGTAGCTGAGTATAAAACTATTGACTGGGAAGAGTTCTTTTTTAAAGCAGATACTGTAAAAACGTGTAATGAATGTTTACCTATACCTCCTGCGGCACCAATTACTAACACAAAAGTAATATATGCAGAAGCTTATTTTGGTGGAATAAACGTTAAAAAAGTAATTGACATCAAGTGTAGTTTTGCCAATACTGTTTACAGACAGATGATGGAAAAACGAATGGGTGTTGCAATGCACATATCAGATGACATAGAACAATCTGTAATAGACCATTTTGTTTTAAAAATGGATTTAGTAGAAAATGCAGAAATGTGCTGTCCTAATTAGAAAAATTTCATTATATTATTACTATGGGAGTTCCAAAAAATACAAAGCCTGATGGGTGTGTTACAACAACAAGTAATTGTGTTGTATGGTCTGGTCCAAATATACCAGGGATTAAGTTGTGTACAGGAGATCGAGTATCTGATGTTGTTTATAAACTAGCAACAAAGTTGTGTGATGTTCTTAAAACATTAAATGTTAATAGTTACGACGTGTCGTGCTTGGTTGATACCAACTGTGGTCCTGAAACATTTGTTGATCTTTTTCAATTAGTTTTGGATACCTTGTGTGAGTTAAAAACAGGACAGTCCGTTAATGGTACTGTCGTTTCTCCTGCAACGGATGAGATAGCAATTGCTGGTTGTCTGCAATCTGAGGGTGGTGATGACGTTACAGATGTTAAGACTTACATCGCTATGATTGCCGACCAACTTTGTAATCAAATAAATTTGATCCAAAGTCAAACTAACGCAATAACAGATTTGCAAGAACGAGTTATTTCATTAGAGGCTACTCTGTTAACTTAATACTTTAAAAATGAACACTACAGAATGTTGTAAAGAAACCGTTGCTAAAGGATTGCCTACACCGTGTGTTAATCCTTTAATCTATTTGCTTAAACTGATTTTTGCAAAAAATGAAGCAGCTGGGGGAACATTAGAAAACGCAACTGATTATGTATTACTCCAGGGAGTTAATGTTACTGGTTCAAGTTTCTTCTGCTGTCCTGATTGTTCAGGTGAAGGAAAATTTTATTATCTTGGTGGTCCTGAACATTTTTTTGATCTAGCTGAGGATTTAGGATTTAACTCCATTGGACCCAATGCTGACACCAGTTATAAGTACGGTTGTTGTTTAAATAAAAGCTTAACTAAAGATGATCTTGAGGATTTTGATGAAACTTTTGATCTTAATAAAACACCTACTTGCTGTGATAACGATTTTGGGTCAATTATTCAAAGACTAACTAACGAAACGACGGTATCTGATAACATTCTTACTCAATTATTAGAAGGATCTAGTTTAAATGGGAAAAGCGGAATAATCGCAATGTTGGATTATTTAAATTCCCTTACTCCTGTTTTAACTAAGGAACAAAAAGGAGAAATACTGACTGCAATTATAAACAACGGGGTAGTTATTAAATGCAACGGTTGCAGTATTCATTTACAAAGGGCTGGTAATTTTCAACCGTTACCAGGAATAATATATTAAAAAAAAAAGAAATTATGGGATGTCCATCATGTGAACAACAATCATTACCAGTATCAACTCCTTGTGTTAATTGTGAAGAGGCAGAATGTGCTACACCTCAGCCATGCGTAGAGGTCTTTAACTCGGAATGTGTATTACACTTAGGGGAAGATAAAGAATGTGCAGGAGAACCCGTTTATGCGCAAGGAGATTCTCTTGGTGTTATTAATTCTAAGATTGTAGATTACTTTTGCGGTATAGTAAAAGCGTCTGATGATAAGACGGCTAATTATCCTCTTGCGGATACAGTTGTTTTTAATCAGTTTGACTCAATAAACGAAATTGCTGTAAAAATAGTTGACTGGGTTGGTGATACATTAAGCAGCTTAGGTATAACTCCCACAGGAGCAACTATTGTCCCAATACTTCATGCAGATTTAGTTGATCTAAGAGATGCTTCAACTCTTATACCAAGTCAAATGTATTTGATTGCTGATTTTGCAACAATGTATGATCAACCAGATTATTCAGATGCTACAACTCCAATCGCAGGAAATAACTTTAAAACAGCTGCAGTTGATCCAATTGTAGTGTTTGCTATTTCAGCAAATAACTTAGCTTCTGAAGCTTGGCAACCAACTTATCCAAATGATAAACTTGAGTACACATTAGACTATACTACTCCCTTAACAGGTACAGTAACGAAAGGTAGAATAACTAAAAGAACGGATGACAGAAATAACACCTGTCATTATGATCACAGAACTGTTTTATTTAAAAGATACTTAGATGCATCAAGTTTACCTACATCTTA